GGTTTATATCCGCAAAATCGCTGAACAGATCAAGAAAATCGGCGGTCTGAGTCAATCCAGCATTAACCGTCTAACGGTCATGGCTGAGGTGACATCTGATGTGACCGAGATTACACGCATGCTTGCCAACGCTACGGCGCTGACGATCCCTGAAATCTACGGAATCTACCAGCAAGCCGCGCAACAGGCGTATACGGATGACCGATTCAAAAGCGCGTTTGTGTCAAATCCGCAAGCGCTTTCCCGGGTAGAACCCCGTGTCAACTGGCTTGCAAACGCGATGGCGCGTCAAACGGCAAGCATGATTACCAACATTTCAAACACAACCCTCGTATCCCGGACATACCGTGACGCGGTGGACACGGCGATTACTGCTGTGTCCTCCGGTCTGGCGGATTACAAAGCGGCTACACGAACGGCGCTCCGCGCGGTTGGGTACAACGGCATGGTCGTTCAGTATCCAAGCGGGTATCGCCGCCGCCTTGATACCGCGATCCGGCAGAACGTCATCAACGGCGTGAACCAGATTGCTCAACAGGGCGCGATGATAGCCGGTGAAGAGCTGGGATATGATGCGGTTGAGTTGTCGGCCCATCTGAGAAGCGCCCCTGACCATGAACCCGTACAGGGACGCGTCTTTTTGACGGCTGAATTTGAGAAGATGCAAGCAGGACTCCCATTCGTCGATGTAGACGGTAACGCTTATTTGGCGTTCAAGCGTCCCATCGGTGAATGGAACTGCATGCACATTCCGCTTCCATTTTCGACAAAGCACTCCGTCAGACGGTACACCGATGCGCAGTTGAAAGACTGGAAGGATCGTAACGATGATGGATGTGACATCGACGGTAAGCATTATACGACCTATGCCGCCGGTCAGTTGATGCGCAAGATGGAAACGGAAGTCAGGCGGCTTAAAGATACCGCTAACGCTGCGCGGATTGCCGGAGATGACGTTCTCCGGCGGCAGTGTCAGACACAGATCAACGCAATCAGCGCGAAATACGCGCAGATTTCGTCTCTGTCGGGCATTAAGCAGCGTCGTGACCGAATGGTCGTTGAAGATTTCAAAGCCGTCTAAACGGCAAAGGAGGCCCTCAAAATGAAGAAAAATACGGTGACTCAGGAACAGATTGACAAGCTGTTCCACGATGCAGAAAAGAAGTACGACGTTGTGTTCGATAAGTGCTTGCGTCTGACGGTTCAGCTCCCGAATGGATTCATCCTCACGGAATCCAGCGCTTGCGTCGATCCGGCGAATTTCAGTGCTGAGGTTGGCAGGAAGATCGTTGATGAACGTATCAAGAACAAGCTGTGGGAGCTGGAGGGTTATCGTCTCCAGTGTGGCATTGCCGAACGCAAGGAAGCGCGCGATATGGGCTTTGGCGCGGCGCTGGCAGCGCTCAAACAGGGCCTCAGTGTGGCGCGTCGTGGCTGGAACGGCAAGGGTATCTACCTCGCGCTCCAGTGCCCGGACGAGCACAGCAAGATGACTTTGCCGTACATCTACATCGTGACCAACGGCCTTGTCACCGATAACCCGGAAGCCCCGAAGGGCGTTGTACCGTGGCTGGCGAGTCAGACCGACATGCTTGCCAATGACTGGTACGTGGTCTGATTTTCAGGCCCTCAAATTCAATAGCAACAGGCTCACAGTTCGTGGGCCTGTTTCTATATATTTTCCCTCGTCACAGGGGTTTATATGTGACGACATCACTGCGCTGAGTGGCAGCGCGTTTACAAGTTAAATCTCTGATGTAACAGGAGGAACAGTATGGAATTTCTCAAGGCACTTTTTGGTGATGGCGAAGCGCTGACCTTTGAACAGCTCATGGCAAAGGCTCAGGAGGCTCAGATGAAAGTCGTGAACCTTGCTGATGGTGGCTACGTGTCGCAGAGCAAGTTTAACGACAAGACCGGATTGCTTAACCAGCAGGTCACAGACCTTCAAAGCCAACTGACTCAGCGTGATACCGACATCACGAACCTGCGCGAAGCTCTGACTGCTGCGCAGGCAGACGCAACCAAGCTCGGCGACGCACAGCGCGCCCTCGCTGATATGCAGAACCGTTACACCACGGAGAAGCAGCAGTATGAGGACAAGCTGTCCAGTCAGGCGTATGAGTTTGCTGTTCGTGAACGTGTCAATGGCCTGAAATTCACCTCTAAGGCGGCGAAAGCCGAATTTATGAGGTCTGCCATTGCTCAGAAGTTTGCGATGAAGGACGGCAATCTGCTGGGCTTTGACGATTACGTCAACCAGTACAAGGCTGAGGATTCCGGCACGTTTGCGCAGGAAGCTCCCGCCAATCCCGCTCCGGCTCCTGCCCCGGTTAAGAATCCGACTGTGGTTCTGCCGAGTGGCGGCAAGCCGAATCCCGGCAAGAAGTTCAGCCTCAGTGAGCTGATGAGGCAGAAGAACGAAAACCCGGATGCGCAGATTTCCTATGAGTAATCCGCGCGTCTGAACACACAGAAAGAAGGATGTAAAATATGGCTGGCATTTTCAATGCGAAGCATTTCAACGGTGAAGTCTTTAAGGGCTACGTTGATCGAATCCCCAATCCGCGCAAGACTGAACTGCTCAAGTCCCGCGCCATTCGCTCCCGTCCGGAGCTGGCCGCGTCCATGCGCGATGAAGTCGGCGGCAACTACATCAGCACCCCGCTCAAGGGCCTGATTTCCGGTTCTGTCCCGATGAACTATGACGGCAATACCGACATCACCCCGTCCAGCACCGAAACCTTCATGCACTCCCGTGTTGTGGTTGGCCGTGCGAATGCGTGGGCTGAGTACGATTTTGCCTACGACATCACCGGCGGCGAGGACTTCATGGAGAACATCGCCGCGCAGATCAACGACTACTGGAACGAGATCGATCAGGATGTTCTCGTTTCTATCCTCAAGGGTGTTTTCGGCATGACCGATGCTCAGGGCAAGAAGTTCGTTGAAGCTCATACCCATGACATCACTGCCCTCGTCAACACCGAGGACAAGACCGGCATGATGGATGCGACTACCCTGAATACCGCGATGCAGAAGGCGTCCGGCGATCAGAAGGGCAAGTTCACCCTCGTCATCATGCACAGCGCGGTTGCTACCAATCTGGAGAACCTCAAGCTGCTGACCTATCTCAAGTACAACGACGAGAACGGCATGGAGCGCGAAATCGGTATCGCTACCCTGAATGGCCGTCTGGTTCTGGTTGATGACTCCATGCCGACTGAGGAAGTCGATGGCGCTATCCACTACACCACTTTCGTTCTCGGCGACGGCGCTATCGAGCTGACCGATTGCGGCGCGAAGGTTCCGTATGAAATGGATCGTAACCCGGCAGTCAAGGGCGGTCAGGATCTCCTGTACAGCCGTCAGCGTAAGTGCTGGGCTCCGTACGGCATTTCCTTCACCAAGAAGTCTATGGCCTCCGCGTCCCCGACCGACGCTGAGCTGGCGAACGGCGCGAACTGGGAGCTTGTATCTTCCGCTGGTACTACCAAGAAGTACATCGACCACAAGGTCATCCCGATTGCCCGTATTATTTCTCTGGGCTAATCAATGTGCAAAGGAGGGCGGCTTGAATGGCGCATGCTACCTACTTGACTTATGATGAGTACAAGGAATACGGCGGCGGGCTATCGCAAGCCGCCTTTCCCCTCGTTGAAATGGCCTGTCGAAAGCGGATTGACTATCTGACGGATTCCCGCGTACAGAGAATGGCAGAAGTGCCTACTGCTGTTAAGCAGTGCATGATGCTGATTATGGCGCTGGAATCCGCAACTGGCGCTAACGCGCAGGTTGAAAATCCGGCTGTCACGTCGTTCAGCACCGACGGCTATTCGGAATCGTACGGCAATGCTCTGAGCGCGGATGATACCGCGAAGCAGATCAATAAGACGATTGCGACATGTCTGTACGGTGAAGTGGATGACGAAGGTGTGCCGCTGTTGTATAGGGGCGTGGTTGCATGAAAATGTGTAACGCGGTGATTACCGTATTCAACGCGAAACATGATCCTGAAAAGGACTGTGACGTCTATCACGGTACAGTTCTGGAGGGTGTTTCGTGGTATGAGCAAACCGTTTCAAACGTGACCACGGATGGGCTGAAAGCCGCCAATCGAGTTATAGTTCGAATCCCTAACTCCGTTCTGATTGATAAATACGTAAGTCCACTTTTTTACGCGAAAGCAGATGACGTAACCGGACTGTGTACTTTGCAGACGGGCGACGTGATTGTCAAAGGCGCGCTTTATGCGTCCGGCATGACGCCCGCACAACTGCATTCTGAGTACAAAGATGTGATGACCGTCCTCGGCGTGACGGATAACACCAACGCGCCGCACGGCAAGCATTGGAAGGTTACAGGGGCTTAAATGTCTACCGTCATTGTCGCGGATTTTCAGTGGAACGGCGATCAGGATTTACTTAGGGCTAAGAACCTCGAAAAAGGCGGGCTTGTTCAGCAAGCTATCGACAATGCTGTGATTTCCTACTGCATGCAATATGTGCCGTGGGATTCCGGCACGCTGGGTAAAAGTCCGTACTCTGCATCACCTCCCGGATGCGGACATGTTACGTACAATACCCCTTATGCCCGGTATCACTACTACGGCGTGGTCTATGGCCCGAACATCCCTGTTTACGACGACAGCAGCGGAGAACCTACACGGTTCTATTCTCGCCCCGGCATGCCGAAATCTCCGAAGGTTCCAACACAGATGATCCAGCACAGCCATGACGTCAATCCGCTTGCTGGGCCGTTCTGGTTTGAGCGCATGAAAGCAGATCACAGCGACGATATTTTGCAGGAGGCGAAGTCGGTTGCCTACGGTTAATACTATCGAAAAACTGCGCGAGTGGTTTAGAGATTGTCCTGCGATTCTGAAAGAGAATCGCTTTCGGGTAGATTTCCTGTCCGACAAGCCTCTTGAATACTCGCTCTTTTCTGTTCCTTCCAGCATTTCTTATAAAGAAAATGTGCTGGGTGAAATGATTCCCACGGACATTCAGACTATGAATTTCGTGTTTGCGATCAAGACGCCATATGGAGCCGATGTTCAGCAGAACATGCGGAACCTTAATTTCTTTCAGGAAGTTATGGCGTGGATTATCGAGCAAAACGCTCAACGGAACCTTCCTCAGATCAGCGAGGGCGTGGTTCGATCCATCGTTCCAACACTCACAGCCCATCCGAGTGAAGCAGGTTCTGACTGCGCGATCTACCAAATCCAACTCAAGATGCAGTATAAGCGCAGAGGATAAACAAAATAAGGAGGAATTCCTATGGCAAAGTATGAACGCCATCGCGGTATGTATTTCGGCTCTTGGACTGGTCAGGACATTGCCGAATATGCCGGTGTTGACATCGGCGACAGCACCGGTGTTACCAGTTGTACCGTTGTTGCTGCTACGTTTGGCACGGGCGTACAGTCCCTTCCGGGCGAGTATGTATTCAGTCATGACGGTACGAACTGGCTGCTGAACAGCGCCGTCGTTGCTGCTGATGCGCTCAAGACCACCTACGGTCTGACCGTGGAAGGTACGCCCAAGAAGGGTGACATTCTCGTTGTCACCTACAACCCGGCGTCCAGTGGTTGGGAAGCGCTGGGCAAGGACAACGACGAACTGACCAAGGAGCTGAACCCGGATACCGAGACTTCCAAGAATGTTCTCGGCGAGGCTACCATGGTTCACAACGGCTATGAGCCGGAAATCGGCGTTGATCCGTACTATGTTGACCCGGCGCGCAAGATGTACAAGCGTCTGCTTGACATCGCCATGCAGGAGCTTTACGGTGAAAGCAACTGTCTCGGCTTCTTCGCTGAGGCTTTCTTCACTGCCGCTAACCCGGAGACGAAGAAGATGACCGGCTACTGCTACGTCCGTCAGGCGTGGTTCATCCCGCAGTCTACCGGCGGCGACACTGCCGGTTTTGCGATCCCGGTCAACATCAATCCGGTTGGTGCGGTCACTAAGAAGAAGATCGTCTATGACATGACGACCAACGAGGCGACCATCACCGATTTCACTGAGTAATGATAAGGCGCTGTGCGGCTGACTGGCTACACAGCGCCTTTTCTGCGCTTAACCCAAAGATATAGGAGGCATGTCTTATGGCTGATAAGAGAAATAACGTCATCGTCATTGATGACGGTACGCGGGAGCTGATTCTCAAGAATCAGTTTGGCGTGGTTATCTGTAAACTGCACATCCGAACGAGCGATCTTTCCCTCATGGATCGTTATAACGACCTGATGAATGACCTCGGCGACGTTGTGGCTCCGCTGTCTGAAATCGGCATTAAGGCCGACGGTACAGCTGAATTCGACGCTGAATGGGCGACTATCAAGCAGGTTGAAGCCGACCTGATGAAGCGTCTGAGCACGCTGTTTGACACGGACGAAATCAATGCGATTTTCAAGCATCGACACATGTTCTCGTCTATCGGCGGCGAGTTCTTTGTTGAGAAGGTGCTGAACGCGCTGGGTGCTGAAATCAGCAACGCGATTAAGGAGGAAACGGAGCTTTCCAAGCAGCGCATGAGTAAGTATCTGGATGACGTGCAGCCGGAGGCGGTTGCCGATGCTCGGATTACTTCCTGATTCCCTCATTATCGCTGGTAAGCGATACGCAATCCGTTCGGATTTCCGTAATTTCTTGCGCATTATCGAGGTCTTTAATGATCCCGAACTGACAAACGAAGAAAAGGTATATGTGTTCTTAAAGCGCGTATACGTGGAATTCGATTCGATCCCCAACCAGCATTATGAAGAGGCGTATAAGCGCGCCGCCGAATTCATGGAGTGGCAGAAAGAAGAAAAGAAACATAGTCCACGCCTATACGATTGGGTTAAAGATGAACAGTTGATTTTCCCGGCGGTTAATAAAGCGGCTGGCATGGAAATCCGTGCATTACCCTATCTGCATTGGTGGACGTTTCTCGGCTATTTCCAATCCATTGATTCGGAAAGCCTTTGGGGAACGGTTCTGTCCATCCGGCAGAAACGAGCTAAGGGCAAAAAGCTGGAAAAGTGGGAACGCGAATTCTACAACAATAATCGTGAGTTGTGTCAGATCACCCGGACTGAGGTGCGCAAATCGGCTGAGGACACGCTACAGGAAATCTTCAAATCACTGCTGAAAGAAGGTGATTGACGATGGCTAACGGTTCTGACGGTTCGATTACGTTTGACACGTCGTTGGACACTACAGGGTTTTCTAAAGGATCGGAGAAGCTGAAATCGGCTATTGCCGGTATTGTGAAAACCGCGAATAACGTGGGCAAGCAGATGGGTAACGCCATTCAGGGTGCGATCCCTTCTATCAAGCAAGTCGGCGACGCTATTCAGCAAACCGACAATGTAATGAATTCGTCCACGTTTGGCAAATATGTCGGATCAATGGAATCGTCCTGCGCGTCCCTTGCTACTCAGTTTCAAAAGCTGGGTACGAAAGCATCTGACGGTTTCAAGGATGATAAGGCTATCACTGCGTATATTGCGCAGATTGAAAAGGCCGAACAGAGCATCCAGTCGGCGCGCGAAAGGCTTGCCGAATTGGGTAAGCAGCAGGTTACGACTACCGCTTATGAGACGCTGGATCGTGAAGCAACGGCAACGTATGCACGCCTGAAAGCGCTTGAAGCGAAGCAACAGCAGCTTGAAGCTCTTGGAACCAAAAAGAAGTCGGCAACGTGGCGCAGACTGCAAATGCAGATTGCCGCTGTCACTGCCGAACTGGATAACTATTCTCAGCGCGCTAACACCATGCTTGACAGCGGACAGGCTATGTCTATGGGTGCGGACTCCGCACAGTATAAACAGGTTGCCGCAAGTCTCGACATCATGGCAGAGGCCGCGCAGAGATACCGTGCCGCCGCTGAACAGGCCCGCGCAGAAACGCAGGCTGTTGGTCAGTCGGGCGGCATTTTCCGTACATTCGGAAAGGCGCTCAAGGATACTGCCATAGCAGCAATGGGGTTCGTAAAGACACTTGCGAGAATCAGCTTTAACGGGCTGAAAACCGGCGCGTCTGCCGCCGGTAAAGCATTTAAGTCTATCGGCTCTTTCGCAAAGGGCGCTATCAAGAACCTGCTGAGTTTCAATAAAACCAGCAAGAAAACAGCTCTCAGCTCTAAGGGTTTGGTTCGATCCCTGACCAGCCTTAAACGCATGCTGATTAGTCGTGTGAAGGAATTCTTCATCACACAGATTTTCCGGTCGATGAAAGAAGCGGTCAACGGCCTTGCGAAATATTCCAAGGAATTTGACGCGTCTATGTCGATGATGAAAAACAGCATGAAGGGTTTTGGCGGCAATGTCGCTGTAACCTTTGGAAACCTCGTAAATGCTATCGCTCCGGCGATCACTGCCATTATCGACATGCTCAGTCGTGCTATTACGTACATCAACGCATTCTTTGCGCTGCTGTCCGGTAAATCCTCGATGATCGTTGCGAAAAAGCAAACCGATTCCTACGCTTCCAGCTTGGGCGGCGCAGCGGGTGCGGCGAAGGAGCTGAAAAACGAGGTCTACGGCTTTGATGAGCTGAATAAGGCAACCGGCGAAAACGACAGCGGAGGCAGCGGCTCCGGCACCGGTATGGGCGAGTTTGAAACCGTTCCGCTTGACAGCATTGTCCCGCAAGACATGCTGGCGTATTTTGATTCGATCAAGGCTGCGATTGTGGCGCAGGATTGGGAGGGCGTTGGCGAATTGGTTGCCGACGGTCTGAACAACTGCATCTACGCCGTGGACAACTGGATCGTGTCGGTGGAGAGCGAAGCTACACGGTGGACGAGCAGCATTGCGCGCGTTTTGAATGGCGTGGTCAGCGGGCTTGACTGGAATGCCCTCGGCAGCATGGTCGGCGCTGGCCTTAACACCATTTCTAATGTGGTCGGTACATTCTTCACTACCTTTAACTTTTCCGCATTTGGCGCGGGCCTGTCGCAAGGCATCAACGGTGCAGTTTCCAGAATCAATTGGGCGCAGGCAGGTGCTACCCTTGCAAGCATGGGCAGTGTGCTTCCGCGTACATTGTACGCTTTGGTTTCTGGCATTGACTGGATCATGCTGGGTACTTCTCTTAGTACAGGCATTAACAGTTGGCTTGCAAATCTGGATTGGACGTCAGCAATCCTTTTTGTCACGACGGGCTTTAATGGCGTAGTTGCAGCCCTTGGCACGGCGATCACGCTTGTTGATTGGGCAGGCATGGGTACTACCTTCGCAGGCAATATCAATCTGTTCTTTGCTTCCATTGATTGGGCCTCGTATGGTGCGGTTCTCAGTGATGGTGTTAAGGGCGCTTTGACGTTCATCAACACAGCACTGATGGAAACGGATTGGCAGGCTATCGGAAACAACGTGGCAACTTTCCTTGCGGCGGTTGACTGGAGCGGCATTGCGACAAGCCTTTCTACGGGCATCGGCGCGGCGCTCGGCGGTATCGCAGCGTTCCTTTGGGGCGCACTGCAAGGCGCTTGGGAAGCTACCAAGGCGTATTTCGGTGAGTATTTTGAAATGTACGGCGGTGATATTATCGCCGGACTTCTGGCAGGTATCGTAAACGCCATTAAGAGCATCGGTCAGTGGATCATCGACAACATCTTTAATCCGTTCATTAACGGATTTAAGGCGGCATTCGGGATCAACTCCCCGTCTACCATTATGGAAGAGCTGGGCGGCTATATCATCGAAGGTATGCTGAACGGCCTGACAACGGCTTGGACGACAATTTCTACATGGCTTTCCACTTCCACTACGGAGTTCACCACGTATTTCTCCGATATGTGGGAAACGATTACCACGGGTGTGAGTGACACGTGGACGTCGATCACTACAACGCTTTCCGATACGTGGACGAACATCAAGACTACCGCAACGACGAAATGGACGGAAATTTCCACCGACCTTTCGACGAAGTGGGACAATATCAAAACTACTGCTTCTGAAAAGTGGGAAACTTTGAAAACTACGGTCATTGATTTGTTCACTGGCACACGTGATGACGCGAAAGCTGTTGAGTGGAAGGACGTCGGCGAAGGAATCACTACCGGCACGGAAAGCGGCATCATCGGATTGTGGGCTTCCTTCAAATCCCGCGTTGTTCAGCGCTTTAAGAACTTGGTACAGGGCGTCAAAAACACGCTCGGCATCAATTCTCCTTCCAAAGTCTTTGCCTCTATCGGCGACTTTATGATGCAAGGTTTGCAGAACGGCGTTGACGATGGAGCGCCCGGCGCGGTCAAGGCTGTATCCAATGTGGCAACGGCTGTCACCGATGCTATGGCGCTCGATGATACAACGGTTGGCTATCAGGTCGAAAGCGGCCTGATGACAGCAGCTCAAGCGTTTTCCGGCATCGTGGACAAGCTCCATGCTGTGGCTGAGATTTGTGCGTCTGCTTCCTTCCAGTTGCCCCAAATTTCGGCGGGAACGGTTGTCCCGTATAAAGTCAAGACCATTGATACGGACGCGCCTGACGGCCAATTTGCAGCCCTACAGGGCATGCAAACCAGCATGTCGGATCAGACCGAAATGCTGGAAGCGGTTTATTCGCTTCTGCGTGAACTGCTTGATGCAGTCAAAAACAAGCGTATTCCGGTTGATATTGTCAAGCTGTCCCGTGCTGTAACAAGTCAGCAGCATGAAGATGAATTCTGCTTTGGAGGTGCGTAACACATGGCGATTAAAGGTGTATTTATCATCAATGGACATGACTACGCGCCCTATGTGAAAGCAAAAACCGGTTTGACATGGACGCGTGAGAACACGAATGACGAGGATGCAGGCCGCGATGCTGGCGGCTATATGCACACCAACGTCACGAGTCATCAGCGCAAGTTGGAAGTCAAGATGAACGCTATGCCTTTTGAAACGGCACAGCAGCTTGAACGGGATCTCCAAGGAAACGACGACGGCGTGCAGGTGAAGTATCCTGACCTCAAGGACGGCATCTGCACCCGTCTTTTCTACAATACCTCGATCAAGAGTGCGATGGAAAGTTTCACTGAGGACGGTATCGTTGTTAATGACATTTCCTTCTCGCTTGTCAGTGTGAAGGAGGATACGGTCTGATGCTTGATGTAAGTAAGTCCTTTGTGGACGCGGGCGTCACGCCTGTCGATTGGGACACGTTGTTCAATGCGTCTCATAAAACCCGATACCTGTTTATTGTCAATGGCGTACGGTACACGGAAACGGAGATGTTTGGTTATCCAAACTTGAAGCGTGATTTAATGAAAAATCCGTGTATTGGACGATGCGGCGTAGCTGCACTATCGTTTAAGGCAAAAGTATTGCCGGGGACTGCAATCCCAAAAGCCGCTCAAGTCCTTGCGTACTGCCGCTTGACGAGCCAAGATAGTACGCAAGTAACCGCATGGTATCCGCTTGGTACATTCTGGATCACCAAGAGATCCAGTAAAGCCTCGTATCTGGAGCTGACATGCTATGACACGATGATTAAAGCAAACCAGACGTATCAGGATAAAACCTCGTTTACCGAATGGCCTGTGAACGTAGTTAAGGTGATGGATGAAATCGCGGCGCTCATGGGCGTTGAATTTGATGATCGAAATCTCCTTTTTGCTACTGACACGGTTGACTATCCTAACGAAGATACTCTGATTATGGACGTTTTGTCTGCAATCGCGGCGGCACAAGGCGGTATCTTTATCATGTCTCCAGACAATAAACTGCGCCTTGTTCCTTTTCCTGATGATCGTATTAAGCCTGTTCAGGACATCGGTACCCGATACTCCAGCTACAAGCATTTGTCTACCGGAATCAAAACGGTTTCCCGTGTGACATTGAATGATATTGCTGGTAATCAATTTACCTATGGCAGTGCTGACGGTATCGAAATTACGGCTGATTGTGACTACGCAACCGATGCAATTGCATCCCGGGTTGCGACTGGATTGCAGTATGAAAACGGCACGATCTACGCGCAGCACGGTTCTTATGAAAACGGCACTGTATCGGTTCATGATACCGGCGGCGTAATTGGAAAGACGCATCGCCCGTACGAGCTGGCAGGTGCATACATTGACCCGCGCGTTGAGTTGGGTGATGTTATCAGCCTCACCTATAAAGGCGAGATTGTGAAGTGTGTTTGTGGAGAAATCCGAACCTCGTGTTCTCAATATTTCGTCAGCGATGTGAATTTCGGCATCGAGGATCAAGATGAAGCTGAATTTCCGTTTATCAGCGCAAGCAAAAAAGATTCAAAACGCTATGTATCCACGACGAAAGCCTATTTCGGCAACAGGATCAACCGCAAGGAAGGTTTTGTCAGTGAGTTCGTAAAGAACAATGAAGTCGTGGCGCGATTTACTGCAAACGCAAATCTGTTCTCCATGCAGCAGAAGGTCGATAACGCATGGCGTGACCGTATCTACTTTGACCCGGTTGCGGGTAAGTACAAGATCACCGGTGATGTCGAGATTGAGGGCAAGGTCACGTTTGAGGACTTGGCTACACGAGGGAAAACGACGATCCACGGCGACAACATTACTACCGGCACACTGAATACGAATCAGGTCAAGATTGCTGGTAGCGATAACTTCATGTGGAATGAAGAATACATTGTCGCAAAGAATCCATCCAATGCGAATCAGCAGATTCGATACGGTAAATACGACGGTTCCAACATGGGCATCGCATTTACTACGGATGGCGGCAAAACGTGGCAAAATGCTATCGGCTTTAACGGCGTGGTTCTCCGCGCCGGAAGCGTTACGCAGGAAATGCTTTCCTCGGATATTGATCTCAATCCGATTGCTGACGGTAAAACGGCTCCTACCAGCACAAGCGAGGGCAAACTCTGGATTGATACCAGTGTTACGCCTCCCATTCTGAAACGGTACAATGCAACGTCTAAGACGTGGGTTGTGGTTAATGAAACTGATTTGACCGAAGTAAACCGGCGCTTGTCTGCGGCTGAACAGAAAATCACTGATACGGCGATTATCTCCACGGTTACATCGAGTTCGACGTTCGTTACGCTCCAGAACACGGCAAACGATGCAAAATCCACTGCTAATTCTGCATCTACAGCAGCGGCAAATGCGCAGTCTACGGCTGATTCTGCAAAGGCTACGGCGAATAGTGCGGCAGCTACAGTTACGTCTTATGAGCAACGCCTGAGTACGGCTGAACAGAAAATCACTGATACGGCGATTATCTCCACGGTTACATCGAGTTCGACGTTCACTAACGCGTTGACCGGAAAAGTATCCAAAACGGAAATTATTTCGTGCATCAACCAAACTGCTGAGTCGATCACGATCAGCGCCTCAAAGATCAACTTCAAGGGCGCTGTCATCACAGATGGCACGCTAACTACGGGTAACTGGACGTTTGACAGCAACGGTTCCAGCTATAGCGGGGGCGGCGTTGGCGTAAACATGACCGTTCTCAGCGGTAGTTTTGTCGGCAGTGACAGCAGCGGCACACGTGCTTTTTACGGTTCTTCCAATTGCGACGTACAATATGGCGCGGATTATGAGTATGATGCGTATGTGCGCGCAGGTGCAATCAAGTTCATCACCCATAAAGACCTTTACGGCGATTGGTCGATGAACACATACGGCACTGCGTATTGCCGTTTAAGTTCTGGTGGCGAATTTACTTTCCTGTGCGGCGAAGCCTCTTCCGGCGATCCGCGAGGCAACCTTGGTTCCAGCAGCCAGCGATGGGATACTGTGTATGTCAACGCGCTGCATCAAGGTTCCTCTAAACACGTAAAGCACGACATCCAGACCATGCCGGACATGGGTTCAGTCATCGACGGCCTGCGTCCTGTGACCTTCATTTACAACAATGATAAAGCAGGACGCACGCAATACGGACTTGTCTATGAAGAAGCTATCGACGTGTTTGATTATGTCTGCTTGCCGTGGAAAACGGACGATGTAAACGACATCGGCATTGATTACACCAAACTGATTACCGTGTTGCTTGAGGGAATCAAGGGCCTCCGCGCGCGCGTGAAGAAGCTCGAAGAATCCGCTGCATAACTGACAGCCCTCCACTTCGGAGGGCTGTCATCATTTCATCAGAAAGGAGAAAAAGTATGGTCATTACTACTCATGAAGAGGCCGTTCATGTTCTCAGTAACGTGGACGCGGCTCTGAATCGCATGGTCACTCAGGGATTTGACAATGCGTTTATCCTTGCGGGCAGTCATAACGACCTTCTGGCTGTGGTTGATTATCTGAACAAGGGAATTGAACGCGCCAAAATCGAACCTAAGCCCAATCCTGAATCGACTGAAAAGGAATAAGGTGACATGGAATGAAAGCAATTTCTGTTGAACGCGTAGGCGTGAACGCTGACGGCACTGAACAGGTCAGAGCGTTTATCTGTGCAAGTGCTACGCCAACTGTCTTGCCGACTACCGGCTCTACGGTTGACGGCATGAATGGCAATCAGCGTTTTGCGCCCTTCTCTATCCTTTATGTCGTCGAAAATGCGGACGCAAAGGTCTATATCGCCGACGAATCCGGCGCGTTTGTCGCGCAGTAAGGAGGCCCTATATGGAAGCACTCCGCTATGCAATCATCTTCTGGCAGATGGCAAAGAAGAGTATTGACAAAGTAACGAACCTGCTGGCGAGTGGCCTCAAGTGGAAGGGCGCGGTGAACTACGTCGCGGATCTCCCGGCTACACCGAACGAGGGTGACTGTTACACGGTCAAGTACACTGGCACGACCGGAACCGAAGCGTACGGTGCTGAATATGCATACGGCATGGACACCGACGGCACGTATAAGTGGATTCCGCTTGGCCCCGACAAGCATCTGCACATGAACTTCACGAACGGCAGGATCATTGCCGTTGAGGAATAATCGGAGGTAAATCATGAACTACGCAGATCAAATGGTTATCAAGAATGAAGCGCATGATTTCAAAAGCGTTGACGGCGACCGGCTTTATCCCGGCGTTGATCTCACGGTAAAGTTCGCTGATGAAATCGCCAATTATTCTGATGAATGGGCGTGGATCACTGCCCGAATCAAAGCGGGCAACTTCTCTCAGATTCACGTAGGCGATTACATCCCGGTCACTACGGGCCGCACTGACGGCTTTACCTTCAAGGCTCAGATCGCCGGTATCGACACCTACTATCAGTACGGTGGCAGCGCCGTCGGTCATCATATCGACTTCATCAGTAAGGAACTGTGGCCTGACCTGATGGTCATGAATCAGGTCAACTACAACAACGGTACGGCCAACACTCCGTATCCGTGGCTTGCTTCTCACTGCTACGCCTATCTGAACAGTCTTTCTATGGCGGTTCCGAACGAGGCTAAGGCCGATCCTGCTCTTGCTGACGTGGAT